GAGGAAATGATTAATGCACCAATTCACGGTAACTTCTTTGAGAATCGTGTAACTGATTACGCCAAAGGCGCACTATCAGGTGACTGGGGTGATGTTTGGGGTAAAGCTGCATGACAACCAAACATTTTGAATGTGAAGAGTGTGGCGCTCAAGGTAAAATAATTGTCAAGGGCGATGACCATCGTCTGGAAGATATTGTATTCTGCCCAGTTTGCTCCGCAGACATTTATGAGGAAGAGGAGTTCGATGAAGACGAATAAATAGTCTTCTATGTGGACTTATAATCAACAAATTATTGAAGAATTACCTGAGGATTGTGTGGGGTTTGTTTATGAAATTACAAACCTCACCAACAATCGTAAGTATATTGGTAAGAAATTAGCAAAATTCTCTAAAACAAAGTATAAAACTGTAACTCTGAAGAATGGAACAAAGAAGAAAAAGAAAATCAAGTCAAAGATTGACTCAGATTGGATGGATTATTATGGTTCTAGTATTGAATTGAATAAAGATGTAGAAGATCTTGGTAAAGAGAACTTTGCCAGAGAGATTCTTTTCTTTTGTAAATCGAAAGCCGAATGCTCATACATAGAAGCCAGAGAACAATTTACTAGGAGAGTGTTAGAGTCTATGGATTACTACAACGGACAAATATCCGTTAGAGTTCATGGCTCCCATATCAGAGGAAAGTTATGACATACTTATTATATTTCACAGCACTATCATTATCGGCAGTTGCTGCATATTATTCGATTGCAGGATTGGCAGCAATTTTCGCTGCAGCTGTTATTCCTATCGTTTTAATGGGTAGCGTTCTTGAGTTTGCTAAACTTGTAGTAGCATCTTGGTTATATCGTTCTTGGAAGAGTGTTCCAATTTTAATGCGTTCATATTTTGTGTTCGCATTAGTCATTTTGATGACACTAACATCTATGGGTATTTTTGGTTTCCTATCAAAAGCACACTTAGATCAAGCAGTACCGACAGGGGATGTCGCTTCTAAAGTTGCCATCCTAGACGAAAAGATTAAGACAGAAAAAGATAACATTGATGCAGCAAGAAATCAACTCAAGCAGATGGATGCGCAGGTGGATCAAACGCTCTCAAGAACGACAGATGACAAGGGAGCAGAGAGATCTGTACAGATTAGACGAGGACAGCAAAAGGAGCGAAGCGCACTACTTGCTGAAATTGGATCAGCTCAAACCAGAATCGCCAGATTAAACGAGGAAAGAGCACCTATCGCTTCAGAACTACGCAAAGTAGAAGCTGAAGTTGGACCAATCAAGTATATCGCTGCATTGTTGTATGGCGATAACCCTGATCAAACAATTCTAGAAAAAGCAGTTAGAATTGTTATTATTATGATTGTTTTAGTATTTGATCCGCTGGCAGTTCTGCTTTTAATGGCTGCCAATACCCAAATTGTAACAAAAAAAGAGGAAGATAATGACTCAAATCACAACACCGAAGAAGTCTCCACAGAAGAAGAGCCAACCAGCGAAGAAAACCCCTTCAAAGAAAAAGCCAACATCATCAAAGAAAGATTCTTCAACAAGTTCAAACGAACAGCCAAAGAACCAAGTGTGGAACAACGAACTACAGAAAGCGATTCCACAGGAGACAGTAGTAGTTAACCAACCAGAGACAACGATAACTTTGGAAGCGCAGGAGTCTCAGTCACCACAAAAGACGACATTTTTCCAGAAGATAAAGTCGTTGATTGGACTATAACACCTCCTCCCAGCGAACCTAAGATTGTAGAAAAAGTTGAATACGATTCTGCTGGGAGAATCCATAAAACCCACTATGTTCGTCAAACAGTTGTAGATGGTAAGACGATCGAAGA